TTATCTCTTTTCATAGTGTTAGTATTACATAAATATTACACTAGTCATACAAAAGTATTACACTAGTCATACTAATACTTATTTATTCTTTACTTTAAAAAACTTTTGAAAAAACTGACAATATTTATATTAAAAATAACATAAAGAAAAAAAATAATTAAATGGCTTCACAAAAAATATTTGTATCACCAGGTGTCTTTACTTCAGAGAAAGATTTAACCTTTGTAGCACAACAAGTAGGTGTAACAACCTTGGGTTTGGCAGGTGAAACTCTTAAAGGACCCGCTTTCGAACCGATTTTTATCACAAACTATGATGAGTTTTTGACAATATTTGGTGGTTTGAGTCCCGTAAAATTTGGTAACGATAAACCAAAGTATGAATTACCTTACATAGCTAAAAGTTATCTAACTGAATCAAATCAGTTATTTGTAACTAGAACATTAGGTTTAACTGGCTTTGATGCCGGTTCTGGTTGGGCCATAGTTTCAAGAGCAAATTATGATCCTTCAACAATTGTTACTTCAAGTAATAATATCTACAACTGTTTAGGACAAATTTTAACAATATCTTTTACTAGTGTCAGTGGTGGTACTCCTGGTACTTACACAGGTATTACAGCAACTGGTGGTAGTGGTTCCGCAGCCTCTTTCGACGTAACTGTTGATTCTTTTAGTGCTGTTACCGCAGTTACAATTTCTGTAGCAGGTACAGGTTATTTAACTGGAGATACTTTAACAATTTCAGGTTCTTCTATTGGTAACACAACATCAGATTTATTAATCACTGTTACATCAATTGACTGTGTTTCTGGTAGTACTTTAATTGTTGGTACACCTTTTACAGCCTCTTTTACTGGTTCATCTTATTCTAATATTAGTGATGCTAATGCACAGTATTTATACAACTTAGGATTGTTCCCTAATGGACCAACTTTAACTACCGCTTCTATTCCTGGAGTAACAACAACATACCCACAAGGTATTGTTTTTGACAGGACTGTTGGTACTAATTTTACTGGTGTTTCAGCAACAATAACTTTTATATCAGGTGCTTCTTTAAGTGGTATAGTATCGGGTACAGTAGTAACTTACAGTGCTAGTGCTTATACACAATATGAAGGTATGGTTTTAGCCGTTTTAAGGTCTAGAGCTAATTACATAAATGATGTATTATATTGGTCTACTTACCAAGGTGGTGCTACAGGTTTAATTGGTGGATTGACTCCAACTTTAACTAATCCTTTAGCTCAATTTAGTTTATCAGCTTATACAGATATATCTTTATCAGCCGTCTCGGTATACGATGTTTCTTTAGATAGAAATAATAGAAACTACATAACAGGTGTGTTAGGTGAAGATTGTCACGATAGAGGAACTAGAGTTTATGTAGAAGAAATTTATCCTAACATGTTACAAGACTTATTAGACAATGACTATATTCTTGGTTTAAAACAAGAATTAGTTTATATGGATAATATTGAAAACTACAAACAACAATATCAAACACCTGAAACTCCTTGGGTAGTATCTGAACTTCGTGGTAATGAAGTAATTAAATTATTTAAATTTATTTCAATATCTGATGGTACAGCTGCTAACACTGAAATTAAAATTTCAATTCAAAACATTGACCTTGATAACAAACAATTTGATGTAATAGTTAGACAGTGGAATGATACTGACGCTAACCCTTCAATACTTGAAAGTTACCCTAAATGTAATTTGGATGTTAGTTCTAACAATTACATAGCAAGAAGAATTGGTACTGCCGATGGTGAATTTACATTAAATAGTAGATTTATTATGATGGTTATGAATGAGAACGCACCTACCGACTCTTTCCCGGCCGGTTTTGAAGGTTATATTGTTAGAGATTATTTTGGTAACACTGTTACTTCAGCAACGGATGTTTTATACATACCGCCTTTTATTGACTATAAAACTTCTTACGACCTTACAAATGAAAGACTTAAAAAAGTTTATTTAGGTATTAGTAACACAAAAGGAATCGATTCGGACATGTTCCAATGGAAAGGTTTAACTGAAAACGATACTTATTGGACGGCAACAACTAAAGGTTTCCACATGGATAGTGGAGCAACAATAGCAGGTAACTTCTCTGTTGGTCAATTTGGTTTCACCGATGTATTATCTATTCAAGGTACTACTTATGAAAGTGCGGTAGCTAGAAAGTTTACATTAGTACCTTACTTTGGTTTTGATGGTTGGGATTGTCACAGAAGATCTAGAACTAATACTGATAGATACCGTGTAGGTAAAGCTGGATTTACAGCTGGTTTAGCCAACGGACAATTTATCCAACTTGGGCCTCAAGACGGTACTTCTGACTTGTACGCTTATTTTAACGCTATTAAAACTTTTGCTAATCCTGAGGCTGTTAACATTAACGTGTTAGCAACACCTGGTATTGATTACGGTGATAACGCTTATTTAGTTCAAGAAACTATTGACATGGTTGAAGAACAAAGAGCTGACTCTGTTTATATCTTAACTTCACCAGAGAATGTAACTTATGATACATCTGATGATACAGTTGGTTTTGGATTTAACTCCGTGTCAATTAACGACGCAGAATCTTTAGTTGATTTGTTAGACGCAGCGGACATTGATTCTAACTACACCGCCACATATTGGCCATGGATTCAAGAAAGAGATACTGAAAATAATGTTAACGTTTGGTTACCAGCAACTCTTGAAGTTTGTCGTAACATCGCTTTAACAGATAACGTAGCTTTCCCATGGTACGCAGTAGCTGGTTACACTAGAGGTTTAACAAACGCTCTTCAAGCTCGTATCAAACTTACTGAAGATGATAGAGATACTCTTTACGAAGGACGTGTTAATCCAATGGCAACTTTCACTGATGTTGGTGTTGTAATTTGGGGTAACAAAAACTTACAAGTTAAAGATTCTGTTCTTGACAGACTTAATATTAGAAGATTGTTGTTACAAGCTCGTAAATTAATTACAGCGGTTGGTATTAGATTGTTATTTGAACAAAATGACCAAATCGTAAGAAACCAATTCTTAAACTTAGTTAACCCAATCTTAGATAATATTAGAAAAGAAAGAGGTTTAGCTGATTTTAGAGTTCAGTTATCTAATGACCCTGAAGAAATCGACAGAAATGAAATGAGAGGTAAGATATTCTTAAAACCAATACCTACCTTAGAATACATTATTATCGAGTTCAATGTTACTCCTACAGGAGCATCTTTTGATAATGTTTAATCTTTAAATAATAAATAAAAAGTCCACTTCGGTGGACTTTTTTGTTTTTAATAACTATTTATATATGTAGGAATAACTTATATAAATATTTTACCATGAAAATAGAGTTAACATGTCAATGTTGTAATAAACCTTTTGAAACCGAATTTAAATTTAGAGATAAAAAATTTTGTTCTAGGGATTGTTATTTTGAAGACGTTAGAAACGGTAAGACAAAAATGGGCCGAAAAAAAGATGAAACCATTAGAGAAGTTAGAGAATGTAAAGTTTGTAATAAAGAGTTTGAGGTTAAGAAAAAACACTCCAAAGAAATTTGTTCGGACGAATGTAGATTAGTATGGGGTGAAAAAGATAGTGTTAAAGAAAAAAGATTAAGCTCTATTAAAAAAACTGTACAAGAAAAATATGGTGTTAATCATATTTGGCATATAAAAGATATACATCAAAAAACAATTAATAGTCGGGACATGGGATTGGTTGTTGAAAAGCAGAAGGAAACTGTTCGTAAAAAAACTTTATCAAAATTAATACCAAAATTAGAATCCAATAATTTAAAATTACTCTCTAATTATATGACAAATAAAAATGGTAACACATCACTGTCATATGAATTTGAGTGTTCAGTTTGTGATCATAAATTTACAAGTACTTTATTAGGGTGTGGTATCATACCAAGATGTAGTAAATGTCATCCATCACAGAAAGATTCTAAACCACAGTTATTTATTCAAGAATTTTTAAATCAAAAAAATATAAAATATATTCAAAACAATAGAAAAATTATTTCACCATATGAGATAGATTTTTTTCTACCAGATTATAATTTAGGTATAGAAGTTAACGGCCTTTATTATCATAGTGAGTTAAATGGTAAAGATAAAAACTATCATGTAAATAAATCTAAAATGGCTGAAAAAGTGGGTACCAAGTTGATACAAATACTTGAGGATGAAATATTAAATCAAAAAAAAATTATTTTATCTAAACTTTCCAATGAACTACAATTAAACGACATAAAAATTGATGCCAGAAAATGTTCTGTAAAAGAAATAACAAGTAGTACTAAATCTAAATTCTTAGAAGAAAATCATCTTCAGGGTGATTCAAAAGATACTATTAGATACGGTCTTTTTTATAAAGAAGAATTAGTTTCTTTAATGACTTTCGGTAAAAGAAAAATAACTGGTTCAAAAGATTCTAATTGGGAGTTGATTAGGTTTTGTAATAAAAATTACCACTCGGTTAGGGGTGGCTTTAATAAGTTATTGTCTTATATTTTAAAAAATACAAATATAAAAACTTTTATGACTTATTCAGATTGTAGATGGTCTGGGTTAAATCATGAAAAAACTGTTTACCATAAATGTGGTATGAGGTTTGCCGGTCTATCCAATCCTAATTATTGGTATTTTAAACCCTCTTCCCAAATTAAAAGATACCATCGTTTTAACTTTAGAAAATCAAAGTTAGTGTCAGAAGGGTTTGACTCAAATAAAACAGAATGGGAAATTATGCAAGAACGTGGTTTTGATAGGATATGGGATTGTGGTAACATGAAATTTTTATATAAAAAATAATTTTTAACATTTACCATATATTTATATATAAAACTGAATTATGTCAAAAATAGTTAAAAAGAAAGACCTTGATGTACTTATCGAAAGTACTTTAGAAAAGGCTGGTATAATAAATGAAGAATCTAAGTTTGAAAAAGCTTTAGAAAAAATGAAGAAAGATAATGATGGTGAAAAACTTCCTAAACAATCTGAAGAACAAAAGTCTAAATTACAAGCTTTAAGATTAAAAGTAAAAGTTAATCCAAATGAATATTCTGAAGAAGAGTTAGTTTCTAAAATTAAAAAAATTATGAATGAATCTAAGTTTGAAAAAGCTTTAGAAAAAATAAAGAAAGATAATGACGGTGAAAAATTACCTAAGCCATCTGAAAAACAAAAATCTAAATTACAACTTTTAAAGTTAAGGTCAGATGAACATTCTGAAGATGAATTAATTTCTAAAATTAAAGAAATTATGAATGAATCTAAATTTAAAGAAGCTTTAGAGACAGTTAAAAAGTCTGGAAAAGAATATCCTAAAAAAGAAGACTTATCAAAAGAACAATCTTCTAAACTACAACTTTTACAATTAAAGGTAAAAAATAACCCAGAAGAATATACTGAAGATGAATTAGTTTCTAAAATTAAAGAAATTATGGAAGAAAATATTTCGTCTAATAAATCTTTAATCAACGAAGAGTTGGCAAGATTCAATAAACTATCAAATTACACATATAAAAAATAAAATAAAAATGGCTAGATATAAAGTAACCAAAGAACAATTAGAAAGAATCGTTGAGAACTTCGTAATGGAGGCTTCAATTGAATCTAAGAAAGCTCCAGTTAAAAACATGATTCCTTCTCAAGGTGCTGAAGCTAAAAAACATGTTAAAAATAAAATGTCAGGTAATATGGTAGATCAATCCGAAGGAATGCCATCAGTTACTCCAATGAAGAAAAAACTTTCTCAAGCAGCTGACGCTAAAAAATACATGTCAAAAGCTGGTATGAAACATACCAACAAAGCTGGTGTTATGAAAGAAGAAGAAGAAATCGAAGAAGGTTTTCTTGGTAACATAATTGGTACTACAATGAGTGAAAAAAAGGCTACGGAAATTTTTGAAAAAAGATATAACGCTAAAAATAAAAGTGGTGAAAAAAATGTAGATGTTTTAGCCAAAAGATACAATACCGATTTTGAAACAATGAAAAAGGCTTTAATCAAACTTATGATGGATACTGGAGCTGAAGTTATTCAATTTGGTGGGGCTAACGCACCTGAATGGAATTCAGAAGAAAAAGTTTTTATTAAAAAAGGTACTAAACTAGGTGGCCCAGGTGGTCCAGTAGGTGGATAATCTAAACTAAATATTAAATAAAAAACCCTCAGTAAATGAGGGTTTTTTATTTTTATCTATTAAGAGGTTTTTCATTTAAAATACCATCTAAAAGCCAAATATGTGTTTTGTATAATATTTTAGTATGGTTATACATTCTTAAAGAAAAGACTAAACCAACTAAAAGACTAATAATAGATAAGAAAGTTATCAACCCACTAATCAATCCAAGTATTTTTAATATTAAAACACTAGGTATTATAATCATAAGTAAAACGATGAATACTTTAGCGATATTAATTTTAACATTAAAATCTTTTAATTCTGATAATAATACATCTTCAATTTCTTGATTATTTTTTCCTATATTTTCCATAACACAAATATATAGATAAATATTTGTTAGGCAAAATTATTTTTTAGATTGGATAACCTCGTCTATAATACCGTATTTTAAAGCTTCTTCAGCTGATAACCACAAATCACGTTCAGCATCTTTAGCAACTTGTTTTGCGTTTTTACCACAATACCCACCAAGAAGTTCAAAAAGAATTTCATTAGTTTTTTCCCACTCTTTCATGGTAATACGTGCATCTTGGATATTACCCAAAGCACCACCACTTGATTGATGTAACATTGTTTTTGAGAACCTTAAAGAACTTCTCATACCTTTTGTTCCTGCACCCAATAATACAGAACCCATTGATGCTGCCATACCTGTATTAACCGTTGCGATTGGTGCTTTGATGTAAGACATTACGTCTACCATACTAAGACCTGACTTTACGGAACCACCAGGAGAGTCAATGTGCATTGTAATTGTTTTTTTAGAATCTTGCTGGTCTAAAAAAAGTAATTGAGCTTGTACCACTGTTGACATTCTATCGTTAACAGGTCCTGCAACCCAAAGGATACGGTCCATCATTAAACGTGAAAAGATATCAATCTGAGTTGCTCTCATCTCCCTTTCTTCCAAAACATAAGGAGTCATACTACCTTGTATGTTAGGTATTTGTGACATAAAGTTTTGATAACTGTGTAAGGTGTTAGATCCAATACCTTGGTCTTTAATAGCAAATTTTTCGAATTCTGTCATTTGTATATGAATTTTGTTTATTTAAAGATATTTATAATAAAAATAATTGTCAAATGATATTAACTGAAAGTGATTTAAATAAGGCTTTAAACCAAGATTATCAGGATACTTTAAATGAATTAGTTGAAAATGTTGATTTAATGTTGAAAGGTAATAGAATGTTGGTTGAAAACCACCTTTCTAAAGAAGAACATAAAGTATTACAAGAAGGCCTTTGGGAAAAAGTAAAATATGGCTTATCTAAATTAGGTAGATATAAAGCCGGTGGTAAGATATTCGGTAAAGGTAAAATAGACCAAGAAGCTGGAGCTAAAATTCAATCTATTTTAGATAAAAAAGGTAATGAACTTATTAAGGTTTTAAACACTAAAATCAAAGAAGAAAACCCTGAATTTCCTAATAATGAAAAAGGTGAACAGTTTTTAAAAACTGTAATGGAAATTGCGGCAGTTTACGACTCAATTATTGAAGCGACTAAGAAAAACCCAAAAGAAGAAGGTTATTTACCAACAGATGCAGCAAATGTTGTTATTGAAGATTTAGCAGAATATGTTAAGAAATTTTTAGACGTTGATTTATCTGCATCCTATTCTGTAATGGATTCTGAAGAAGAAAAAGTTACGGATGATGGTGAAGAAGAATTATTAACTGATGAAGTAGAAGATATAAATGAAGATGAAGCGGCCGATGTAAGAGCAAAATTACAAGCTAAAAAAGGTGATGCTAAGGATAGAGACAGTGAAAGAATGAAAGGTCTTAAATCTAATAAATTACCTTTGGTTTTAACAGCCGTAGGTGGTTCTTTAGGTGCTTTAGGTTGGTTGGCTCAAACCGATTGGTTAAAAAGTTTATTAGAAACTTGGTTAAATAAACCAGGTACCGAGGGTTCTGAGGCTATATATAAAACAGTAACAGGTGGTAAACCTGATGCTCAAGGATTCATTCATTGGGCACATCAAATAGATCCAAATAACCCAATGAAAACAGGTGCTGATGTATCTAATTTTGTTAACAAATTTGGTGCTGAAAATGTTAGCCATATGTTTGATGGTAATGGTGCGGGTGATTCCATGGACCAAGTGGGTAAATTACAACAATTGGTAGGCGGTGAAAACGCTGGTAAATCTGTTGGTGATTTATTTAAAGGTAGTACTTTTGGTGACATGAAAGGTGGTCGAAATTTATTTGGAGTTTCAAAAGCCGCATCTTTTGTATCTAAAATTATAATAAAACAAGCTACTAAAGCAGTTGCTGGTAGTGCAGCTGGTACTGTTTTAGCAACTAAAATAGCGGCTGTTGGTAGTGTTCTAGCTCCTTTAGGTATTGGTTTATTAGCCACCGGAGCATTAGTTAAACTAATGAGAGTTAAAGGTCAAAAACAATCAAGAGCAAAAACATTACAAGATTTATTAAATTCACTACAACCTGTTAAAGCTGAAGAGGCATCTTTACCTCCTGTATTAGATATTGAGGCAAATAAACCAAAAGAAGAAAAAACAACAACAGGTGGTGATAGTAAAAACAATAAAGAAGGTCTTTTTAATGATTTAGCAGGATTCTTTAAGTTTACATATAATAATAGAAAAATGGCCTCTCCTGAAATTTTTGGTGATAAAAAAGAAGATTTGAACGAAAATCCTTGTTCTAAATTTACTAAAGGCCAAAAAGTAAAAACAAAAGCCGGTAAAACGGTTGAGGTTATTGCCAATAGTATAGAAGACGATTCAATACAAAAAGGACAAGTTAAAGTTAAAAGAGAAGATGGTGGTACTTACGCCGTAGGGTGTACACAACTTTCTGAATCCATGATTAAGAATAATAAATTAATAAACGAAATGTCAAACAACAATTTAATTTCTGAAGGTAAATTTATAAAAGACCCAGAAGTAATCAAAATTTTAAAACAAAAATCTGGGATCGACCAAAACAAACTTAAATTCTTTGAAGGATTTTTAACTCGTATAGAAATTATTAGAAATAAAGTTAAAAAAATGAACAATACGGGTGATAAAGTAATTGATAAGTATATTCAAAAACTTAAAGCCAATCCAATAATGAAAACTGATTTTACCAATACTTTTAACGTTAACCCAAAAAAACCTGAAAGCGTTGAGAAGATGGGTAAGTTTATAAACTCTTTTATTGAAGTTATATACAAAGGTAATTTTAGAGGTAAAACCTTTAAAGATGCCGGCGGTATGGTTAATAAAATGGGAATTTTAGGTGGTGGAAATATAAATAAACCTATGGGTGAATCTTATATTGTAGAAGAAGATAATGTTGAACGTAAACCTGGACTTAAACAAAATACTATTCAATTTATAGTAGATGTTATGGGATTATTCCAATACATGTATAAACTTAAAAAAGAAGGTAAATTAGGCGGTAAGTCTGATACTAAAACTGTAGAGAAAAAAGCACCAGGTAGTTCAAAAGAAAAAAAACCAACTGAAAAACCTGAAGTTAAACAAGAATCTATTCAAAAACCTGAAAATAAATTTTTAAAAGAAGAAGTTAAACGTATTTTAACTTTAATGAATAAGATTTAAATAAAAAATAAAATTATAGCATATTTATAATAAAAGATAACAACTTAAAAAAACAAAAATATTATGGCAGATTTATTAATGAGGATGCCGATTCCTTACGAACCGAAAAAACAAAATAGATTTATCCTTAGATTCCCTTCACCATTAGGAATTCAAGAATGGTTTGTGAAATCTTCATCAAGACCAAAAATTTCTCAAGAAGAAACTGAGATTCAATTCTTAAATACTTCAACATGGGTAATTGGTCGTTTTACTTGGGATACTATTGACGTTACATTCCGTGACCCAATTGGTCCTTCAGCGGCACAAGCTTTAATGGAGTGGGTACGTCTTCACTCTGAATCTGTAACAGGTCGTCAAGGTTACGCAGCAGGTTATAAGAAAGATATTGAATTAGAATTACTTGACCCAACAGGTGTTGTAATTGAAAAATGGATTCTTCAAGGTACAATGTTAACAAACGTTGATTTTGGTTCATTAGATTATTCATCTTCTGATATTGCTGAGATTACCGGCACGTTAAGATTTGACCGCGCTATCCACGTATTTTAAAATTTCTCTGTCGAAGTCGACTTTACTATCCCTTTTAGCATATTTATTGCTAAAAGGGATTTTTTATGCAACACATTTGTAAAATTTGTAATCAAGAATTAACAAACCCACAGGGGTTATCGGCTCATTGTCGTTTAAAACATAAAATGAAAGCTGAAGATGTTTATATCGAATACTTCTTAAATGGAATACCACCAACTTGTGCCTGTGGTTGTGGTGAAAGACCAAAATATTTAGGTATTTATGAAGGCTTTAGAGAATATATTCACGGTCATATATCGAGGGTTCACAATAATTGGGGTCATAATAAAAAAGCTAATGATAAAGCACACGAAACTCAAAAAAAAATGCACCAAAATGGTGACTTAGTTATATGGAACAAAGGTCTAACCAAAGAAGTTGATGACCGTTTGGGTTATGGTCAAAAAATTTCTGACAATAAAGAACGTTCTGAAAAAATATCCAAAGCTTTAAAAGGTCGTAAAAGACCAAAAAAAGTTTTGGAAAAATTAAATAAGGGTATGTTGGAGTATTGGTCCAAACCTGAGAATCGCGAACAAAGAAGATTAGATCAAGTTGAATATTTAAGAACCAAACAAATTAACAAAAAATCCAAACTAGAACAAAAGTTTGAGGATTTATTAACCGAACTTAATATTCAATTTATTAATCAACATCCTTTAAATGGTTATCTATACGACTTCTATATTCCCAAACATAATATTTTAATTGAGGTTGATGGTGATTGGTTTCATTGTAATCCCGATGTTCATCCTGAGGCAATCCATGAAATTCAAAAGTTTGTTAAAGAAAATGATGAACGTAAAAATATAATCGCAAAAGAAAATAACATCCCGCTTTTAAGATTTTGGGAAAAAGATATAAATGATTCAATTGATTCTGTAAAATCCAAATTATCTGAATATTTATAATAAAATGAAAAACCTTATCCGTAAAATATTAAAAGAAGAACAAGACGAGTTTGAATGGGCTCGTGGTTTTGATACTTCTGAGGCCGAAAAAATTGTCAAAAAACCTTTCATTCAAATAGAACGTAATTTTAATTTTGATGCTATTAACATTTATGATATGATAGTTGATGCTGGTATTAGAGATATTAATAAATTAATGGAAATTGGTGATGAGTTGTATAATGAAGTAGATCGTGTTTACGAAGATGCTCGTGAGTCTGGTTATGAATCTGGTCGTGATTCTTGTGATTGTGATGGTTGTTGTGATGATTATGTTTATTATCAAGAAGCGGATAGGGAAAAAGAAGAAGCACGTGAAGAAGGTCGAGAAGAGGGTAGAGAGTCAGCACAAGAAGAAATCCAAGAATTAAAAGATAGAATAGAAGAATTAGAAAGTCAGTTAAATGAAACCTTTAATAAAAAAAATACTAAGAGAATCTGATTGGTTGGATGATTTATCTAATCAGTTTAGTGGTGTAGATTTACCATTTGAGGTTGCGTTAAACCCAATAAATAGACCAGCAAAATCAAATCTTTTTGTTATGAAAACTAGTTGGGACTACAGTGATGCTTATCTTAGAGAAGAATTTGTTTTTAATATGGAAAACCCAAGGTCTTTTGAAACCTTTGTTAATGTTTGTAAATTTTATTTGGTTTTATTAGACAATCGTGATTATAGTAGATGGAAAGATGTGTCAGCATTAGCTAAAAGTACTGGTTTGGCTTTAGGTTCTTTTGATGATGAAGAGGCTTACGGTACACCAAAAGATATGTCCGATTTTATCTTTGGTTCTGATTATCCCGCTCATCTTGAAAATGTTGAAATCTCTTATTTTGATAAGGGTGGTGTTGAATACGGTGTTAGGTTAAAAGAACCTAATTAACAAAAAAGGGACCGTTAAGTCCCCCTTTATTTTACCAATCATAATCCTCATCCCACTCATTCCAACTTCTACTGTAATAATCATCTTTTTTACGGTCTGAATAAACATACTCACCACTATTAAAAATATCGTTCTCATCTTCATCATCTTCAATCAAAAGTGTTTTTACTTCTTTTGTTTTAGTTTTAGAACTACCACTCCAATAAGTACTTAAATTATTGTAATTTTTATCTTCTTTTGGGTTTTCGTATTTGTTTTCACCCAATTCTTCAACAAGTTTTAAACCAAGTTCATAACCGTTTTGAACATCGTCAACAATAACATATTCATTATCTGTATGATAACGATAATACCCAGCCGCCAAGTTTAAACAAGCAATATTAAATTTTTCCATGATTTGCCAAACATCGGTGTATGGATGGTATGCCCAATCAACAATACCATGTTCTTTAATTAAACCTGTTACTTTATCCGCGAATTGTGATTTTTGGTTGAATAAATAACGACCCATTAATGTTAAACTCATTGATGCTCCACCTGGAGAATCATACTGAATTACATAACCAATATTCTCAAAAAACTTAGGGTCGGCATACATACTACCTTTACAACCAATTTCTTCTGAAACAAAAAATGCTGCTTTAACATTTGGTAATGTGTCTAACATTTCAAGAGCTAAATAAACACCACATTTATCATCACCACCAATACCTGAAGCTTTTTTGGTGACTTTGTCCATACCTGTAAGAATAACACCATCTTCACCTTCTGTTTGAACAACAATCATATTCATATTAACAGGGTGAACCGTATCTGTATGTGCAACAAAACAAGGGAAGTTTTTACTAACACCTTTTGTAACATAAATATTACCGTGACTATCGGTATAGTGTTCATAACCTTTTTGGGTTAAAACTTTTTGTAAATACTCAATCATAAGTTTTTCGTTACGAGAGTGAGTCGGTACTGAAAGAACTTCAGTTAATCGAGTTAATTTATCTTGTGTCATTTTCATATTACAAATATAAGAAGATTTTATTTAATAATAAAATTTTATTAAGGAAAAATTAAAATAAACCTATTTATGGTTATAATCTTTACTATTAAAAAATAAGTTTTAAGGTTAATTAGAATAATAAATTTAAAAAAAAGTTTTTATAATGTCAAAACAACAAACACAAGAAATTCAATTTCAAGCCCCATTCGATGTTATTCCTTTGCCATCTAGAGGTCTTTTATACCCTGGACAACAAGGTGCTGTAAAAGTGGAATATATGACCGCAATGGATGAAAATATTTTAACATCACCCAATTTAATTAAAAGTGGGAAAGTTCTTGATGTTTTATTGGAAAGAAAAGTTAAAGAATCCCCAGTACCTTTTGAAGAATTATTAGTTGGTGATAGAAACGCAATCATGATTTGGTTACGTGCTACAGGTTACGGTGAAATGTATCCTGTTAAATTAACTGACCCGACAAGTGGTGTTGAATTTGAAACTGAAATAGATTTATCTACTTTAAAAACAAAAGAACTACCAGAAGGTGTCGAACCAGATGAAAAAGGAGAATTTTCTTTCTTATTACCAAAATGTAAAAAGAAAATTAAATTTAGACTTTTAACCGTTGGTGATGAAAAATCTATTGTTAGTAGGTCTGAAAAATATGAGAAAGCAACAAAATCTCAAATTTCAAACGCTTTAACTTATAGACTACAAGCTCAGATTAAAGAAGTTGATGGTAATAGAGATATTAACTACATCCAACAATTTGTTAATGTGATGCCAGCTTTTGATTCCCTTAAATTCAGAGAATATTCTGACTCAATTGAACCAGGTATAGATATGTCGGCCGAAGTGGAGGGACCGACAGGTACATTTCAAGCTCCAGTTACCCTCGGACTCAACTTTTTTTGGCCTAACGTCAGATTATAATTTAAGTATTAAAAGAGAAATCTACTATATGGTAAAACATATGAGATTTTCTTATGAATCAGTTCAAAATATGCCAGTATGGGAAAGACGTATTTATCTTGATTTATGGCAAAAAGAACTTGAAGACCAGAAAAAAGAATACGATAAAGCAAAATCAAAAAGAAGATAATTAAATGGGGTTAATAGCCCCATTTTTTATTTACTTGATATTTATAAATAAACATTTTTCAATGTCAGTAATTTTATTAAACAACAATAACTTTAAAAAACTTCTAAAAGAAGCTCCTATCTCTGGTGATAAAGCAGCTCAAGATATTGCTAAAGCTGAAGGTGGTATTGCTAAAGCAAAGGACAGGTTAGCTAGATTACAAATAACTGATATACCTGGATTGGATTCTATCAACACAATAGACCAATTAGCTATAGAACCTTTTAAGTTTGATTTTTTACTACAAATCCCAGATAATCCTCAAGGACTTACTTTACCAGTACCACACCCATTTGAAACTTTGGCTCGTGTGGTTGAAAAAAACCCTTTGACTTTGGAGGTTAAGACTAATGAAGGTGTATTGTTTAAAATGATTTTTACAAAAGAGGAAGAATTAATTACACAACTACCAGGTACAAAAGAACCAATCATTGGTAAAAGTAATAAAGTTATGGCTTTAGTTTCTGAAGATGGTAAAGAAGAAGGTAAGTACTATTCAATACAATTCGATCACGCTAAAGAACTTGTTGATGAAGCAAATAAAGAAAAAGAAAAAGGTGGGGTAGAAAGTGAAGAGGATAAAAAAAACAAAAGTGGAGAAACAAAAGGTGAGGAAACAGAAGGTGAGGGAACAGAAGGGGGTAAAAATAATAAAGAACAATTATTTAATGATTTAGCCGGATTTTTCAAATTTACATATAATAATAGAAGACTTGCTGCTCCAGAATTATTTCCAAAAGAAAAACGTAAAAATACGTTAGAGTCTTATATTAATCAAATAGCTAAAAAAGTTATTTTAATTAAAGAAGACGATGAAGATGAGGGTGAGGGTGAGGAAGATAACTCAAAAGACCCAACTAAAATGACGGTTGAGAAAGATTACATTGGTCAAATTTATGTACAAACAATTGTTTTGGGTCCTAAGGCAAAAGCTAGAGCTGGTGAAGAAAAAAATAATTATGTGAATAAAGTAAATCAATCACAAAAGGGTCAAACAAAATGGGACGGTAATTTTAATAATTTACCAAAAGCAAAAGTAGGTCAAATCCCACCTACAGTAAATGTTGGTGGATTAAGTTTGGTTCTTGATGATAGCAATTTATCTCCTGAACAAGAAAGAATTTTTAAACAAATACAGGGTCTTTTAGGTAAAAGTAATTTTGAAGGTGAAACCACAATCAGAAGAAGTGCTAGAGATAAAGGCACTATTATAATAGGGTTTCCAACACTTGGCGGTAAAAAAGCAATTGTTTGTAAATTATTAAATAAAGAAACAAATTTAATGAAAAATCTTAGTGTTGAAATTGCTCCAAAAATTACGGGAAATGATAAATTCACTGAATCAACAATAGCTAAAATACGAATTAAAAAACTTTAATAATTAATGGCAGACAATATTAAAAGGAATATAGAAGACGAAAAAGCGTTTTTACAGTTACAAGAACAAATTCGTGATGCTCAAAGAGATGCTGGTAAAAGTTTACAAAGTGCTGGTGAGTATACCAAAACCATTCTTTTAAATTATCGTGAAATGCAAAAAGTTTCTAGTAAAATTAGAGACTTAGAAAAAGAGGCTGATAAGTTAAGTAAATCTCGTAACAAAAGTGATCAAGAAAGAGCGGCAATTATACGTCAACAAGTAGAAGATCTTAAAAAACAAAAAGACGAAATAAAGTCTATCAATAAACAAATGGCTTCACTTGGTGGGGCTGTTAGAGCTGGTTTTAGTGGTCTTGTAAGTTACTTAGGTCAGGCTTTAACAGGTTATTTAGAATTTAGTCAAAAAACAAGAGACGTTGCTGCACAAATAGGTCTAGGTTCTAACAACATGAATATGTTACAGAGTAACATTCAACAAGCTGCTGTACAAATGGCAGGTTATGGTGTTAGTGTAACCGATGCTCTTGAGGCACAACAAGCGTATTCCGATGAGTTAGGTCGTTCAGTTATTTTAACACAATCCGCATTAGAAAATATGTCCATGATTGGTAAAGCAACTGGTCTTGGTATGCAGGGTATGGCAGGTTTAACAGCTCAGATGAATCAATTTGGTCTTGGGGCTGAGGATTCAGCTAAAATGATATATTCTATGTATTCGGATTCAACAGCCATGGGATTAAATGCTGGTAAAGTAATTAAAAAATTTCAAGAAAATATCGGTCTGTTAAATAAATTAAATTTTAAAAACGGAATCAAAGGTCTACAAAAAATGGCTCAGTTAAGTGAGAAGTATAAAATAGACATGAATGGTATTGCGAATGCATCTGAAAAGGCTTTCTCACCTGAAGGTGCTATTGAAATGGCTGCTCAATTACAAGTAATGGGTGGTGCAATGGCTAGTTTAGGAGACCCGTTTCAGTTAATGTATAAGGCTCGTAACAATCCTGAAAAATTTGCCGAAGATATGGCAAAAGCAGCCGCTGAATCAGCTACTTTTAATAGTCAAACAGGAGAGTTTCAAGTTAATGCTATGGAAATAGATAGATTACGTGTTGTTGCTGAAGCGACCGGACAATCTATGGAAAACTTAGTTGAACAGGCAAAATCGACTGCTCAAGTTAACATGTTTAAAGGGTTATTGGGTGGTAAGGGTCTTTCACCTGAAGAACAAGACGCTGTTGCCATGATGAGTCAAATGGTAGATGGTAAAGCACAAATTCAAATTGGTGTCGGTCCAGATGGTAAAGCCATGATGAAAGACTTGACTGCAGTCGGTAAAGATGATTTACAAAGAGTTTTAAATGATAAAAAAAGTGCTAAAGAAGCGGCATCACAGGCAACAGGTATCATGGAAAGAATCCAAAATGTTATGAATCAATTAATGGTTGCGGTATATCCTTTATTTCAGGCTTTAGAACAAAACTTACAACCTTTAGTTGATATCTTAAAAGAAAAAACTACAGGTTGGGCCGAGTCACTAAAAAACTTTTTTACAAAAGTTGATATTTCAGGTTTTATAGACGGATTGAAAAACTTTTTTGTTGGATTAGGAGAAAAATTAAAATTTGTTGCTGAAAATTGGAAAACAGTGTTAGGTGTGGCGGCGATTGCTTTCGCAACATATTGGGTTAGTAAACAAGTGATAGCTGGTTTAGCGTTTGGTTTAGCCGCTGGTAAAGGTATTTTGATTAGTGCTGGAGGTAAACTTAAAAGTTTATTTGGTTCTTTAACTTCAAAATTACCTGGGGGTGGTGGTGAAACACCGATGACTGGTGCTCAAATGGCAATGCAAGGTCAGGCATCTAAAGCAGCAGGAATGGGTAGTATGATGAAATCTCTAGGTTCAGCTGCACAAATTTTAGCGGTAGGGGCTGCATTAATGATGGTTGCAAAGGCTTTGGATATTTTTGGGGATGCTATGTTAAAATTACAAAAAGTACCGACAAATTTATTAATTGGTGTTGGTACAGGGTTATTAGTTTTTGTAGGGGCTATGGGATTGTTAGGAGCTAGTGGTATTGGTGAAATAGGGGTGGCAATAATGTTAGGTGTCGGTGCTGCTTTATTAATGATAGGGGGAGCGGTATGGATTGTCGCCCAAGGTATGTCGACTTTAGTAGATTCTTTTACCAATTTATTTACAATACTACCAAACGCGGGTTCACAATTATTAGATGCTGGTTTAGGTTTCTTGGCTATGGCCGCTGGAATAGGTGTTTTAACATTGTCATTAATTGCTATGGGAGCGGCAGCTATTTTTGCATTACCTGGATTATTAATATTGGGTGGAGTTACTTCAATGTTAACAGAAACTGCAACAGCGTTGGCGGCAAGTGGTGGTGGAGAAGGTATAGAAAAGGCTGTAAACGCAATCAATTCTGTAGACCAAAATAAATTAGATGCTTTAAAAGATTTATCCATGTGGTTTTCTTTAATAGGGGCATCACCAACAATTAAGTTTGAAGAAAATTTAACAGTAGATGGTTCAATTGTTTTAAAAGGAGAGGCCGGAGGTAAATCAAATACAGACTGGGTTACAGACCCTATATTTGTTTCAAAATTAAAAGAATTTATTGAATACTCGAAGGTAGCTGATAGAAACGGTGGAAAACCAAGATAATTTTATCTGCTAGCTTTATTATTATATAAGCTATATTATTTTAAGCTTTATTAAAGATCTCGCGCTAATATTGTAAATAAAAAGTTTATAAGTAAATATTTATAGAAAAAGAAATTTAAATCATGCCTAACAGTCCACAAATAAATCCTTTTGATTACAATATAGATAAGTTTGATAGTGGTATTTTAGGACCAATAACCGATACCGATTTTAGAACTTATCTTTTTACACATAATTTAGGAACACCAAATCCGGTTATTAGTAGTGTTTTAAGTAATCCTTGGGCTGATAGAGGGACAGAGTATGATGTTAGTCAAAGTACTTTTAACGTTATAGATGTACCTAATTTAACTACAGTTGCTAATACACCTTCTTTATACAATAATTTAACAAACCCAAGACAAATTAATCTTGGTAGTAACTTACAAGATATAAATCCGCAGATAGCTAACGTTTTAGGTCAAGATAAACCTGAAGAGGCTGGTTTAGGATTAGACGTAACTTTTAACCCAAATATTTCAAATATAGATTTACCTTCAGTCCAAGAGGTTTCTGAAACACCTTCTTTATACAATAATTTAACAAACCCAAGACAAATAAATGTTGGTAGTAATTTACAAGATATAAATCCACAAGTTGCCAATGTTTTAGGGCAAACTACACCACAACAAGCGGGTTTAGGTCAAGACGCTACTTCTTTGTTCAACTCAAATGTTGCTAATCTTGATTTACCTTCTGTACAGGAGGCATCAGAGATATCTAGTACGATAAACAATTTTACACAACCTAGACCAGATAATCTAGCTTTAAACCCTACAGAAGAAGACTTGTTAAGTTGGTATCCAGTTGAATTTGCGGCAGTTTACCAACAATGGTCAGGAGATTATAATACACCATATGGGGTCCCACAAACTTTAAGATTAAGTTTTGCTGGTAATATTAACTCTTGGGTTAAACCTGGTGGACAAGTTATAACAACTAGAGAAATTAGAGATAGGGACTTATTAACAAAAGCAAATAACAAATACGGACCAACACAAATAATTTCTTACGGAACTACAGGTGATGAGTTATTAAATAATCGTACAGGTTTTGTATCTTATAACCCAGGTATTCAAGGAGATTTTAGAGACCAACTATTTAGTAGAACTTTAGGTGTTGGTGTAATTCCTTTTAGTACTATAGGTTCAGGTATAAATTACAAACCCGATGGTACAAACATTTCGGAATTAGATACAATAGCTAGAAAAAGAAGAGGTGTAGAAGTTTTAAATAGAATTAAATTAAACTTTACTGATAATACAGTGGGATTGATTAATACAAGTCCAATTGGTTTATTAACAGGACAAGATTTAATTATTAAAAATTATTCTATTACTTCACGTAAAACAGCTATCGGTAAGGCAGCAGAATTTTTAGCTAAACTAACAGGATTTAATAACCCTAACTCTATATTAAACTCAGGTGATTTTAATTTATCTGATTATAATAAACAAGTTCAAGTAGGTAGAGTACTAGATAAAAATCAAGTAAACTACAATGAAGTTGATATTAGTAGTAGTTTATTAGATAAAACTGGTAAAAATACCAGAAATTTAATAATAGATACTTTCAATATCAATAAATACGGACCTAATTTAGAAGGTAATTATGAAAAATATAATCAGGGTAATTACTTTTTTCCTTCAGATAAAAAGAAGGGTGGGCCAATACCACAAGAAGAATACAAGACAGGTCAGGCTGCAGAAGGTTTTTTTGGTAAAACAGAAATAGTAAATGACGCCAAATCACAATCAGATATTTTGGGGTTCCAAGAACTTACAGATACACTTCAGTTTAATACCGGTTATGACACTAGATATATAGGTACCACTACTGAAGCTAACTCTGATGCTAATGCCTTACCTACAACTGAACAGTATTCTTGGCAAAAAAGAGAAACAAATCCTTTTAAAAGAGGTTTATTAAAATACACACAGGAAATTATAAATAATTCTGAAAATTTAAATGATGTTGGAAGTTATATAGGATATTTTGATTCACCTAAAGCCTTTAATGGTAATGCTGATTATTACCAAAAAAGTGATAAACACGGACATTCAACTGGACTTAAAGCGAGTAGTATTAACATTGGGGGTATTCCAGTAGTGCTTCCTGCAGTCGGTCCACCAAAACTACCATCAAGAGGTAATACGGCAAAAAATTCTACAGGTGAGTTTTATTGTCGTTCTTGGTCGTCTAAAAGAAAGTACACTTCTTTTGAAAACTTAATTAGGGGTGAAAAAAATTGGTGGTTAACAACTAAACCTGCTGATGTACTTGGTTCTGACGTACCTAGTAATTATAGTGATTTAATGACATTGAACGAGGTAGGTATGCCAAAAATTGCTTGGGAAAAAGATGGTGTTAGAGAATTAAACATACAAGAAAATTATAATGTATTAGTAAAAAATATTAAGGACTCACCTTCTCTTAAGGCTTTAGAAGGTTTAGCAACTTTTAAACCCAAAGTAATACCTTACATGTTTTCAATAGAAAATTTAGCTTGGGTAGATGCTCCACAATCAGCTTACTTACCACTTTGTGAAAAAGGACCTAATGGTGGTAGAATTATGTGGTTCCCCC